CGCATAGCGCAGGAGGTGTGAAGGATGAACGTAGGATATAGCGGCATACTATGTGATTGGGAAGAAGTGAACAAAAAATCTTGTCCGATATGCGGTTCTGACATTTATGTTGGAAAACTTGGACTTGACTACAAATGCGTAAATAAGGATTGCCCATTGAATAGAAGAGCGTCGGTTTTAGTCAAGGAAATTGAAAGTGTTTTGGCGCCAGTTAAGAATAAAGGCGCAAAATAAAGTTTTTGCGAAGAAAGGAGGCGGCTTGATGGCTAAAATAAAAACAGAATTATACAATGATCATTTTCAAAACTTTAAAAGATACGGTATACCAAAAGCCCAATTAGTTATTGCTGACATTCCTTACAATTTAGGAGTTAATGCATACGCGTCAAGTACAGAATGGTATGTTGGAGGAGATAATAAGAAAGGGGAATCTGAAAAGGCTGGAAAACAATTTTTTAACACTGACTCAAACTTCAATCTTGCAGAGTATATGCACTTCTGCAGTAAGTTATTAAAAAAGGAGCCTAAAGAAACTGGGAAAGCGCCAGCTATGATTGTATTTTGTTCTTTCCAACAAATGCACAGCGTAATAGAATATGGCAAAAAATACGATTTTAGCAAAAGTTACCCATTGTTTTTTATAAAAAATTACAGCTCTCAAGTTTTAAAAGCGAACATGAAAATTGTTGGAGCAACAGAACACGCAGTAGTTTTATATAGAGAAAAACTGCCAAAATTCAACAATGACGGAAGAATGATTTTTAATTGGTTCGAGTGGAGGAAAGATTCTTCGGTACCAAAAATCCATCCAACCCAAAAGCCGATTCCACTTTTGAAAGAATTGATAAGAATTTTTACAGACCCAGGTGATATTGTTATTGACCCGACGGCTGGGAGCGGGACGACGTTAAGGGCGGCGGCGGAAATTGATAGAAACAGTTACGGCTTTGAAATTGACAAAAACTTTTATAAATTAGCAAAAGAAGAAATGTTGTCAAGTATTCAAATGTCTTTTGTATTTTAAAATAAAGTCGCAAAACATTAATGTTGTGACTAACAAGGAGGAATTTAAAATGAAAAAACTAATCATCGTATTACTGATTATCGCACTATCAACACCATGCTTTGCATCAAATGCACCACCTGAGTTTGCACCAATCAACGAGGGTGCCGGGCTGAGGGTCCTTATTATTGACGATTTCAACGGTTATTGGGACACAGATCACGGAAATAAAATGACATGGATTTTTTATGATAATTTGCCCATGCTAGAAATTACGCAACTTGACTTTTTGGAAGCAAGCGACTTTGAAATCGATGAGCCTTATGATTTGGTTGTTTGCTTCTTTTATCCGCCAACTGAAGAAATGGCACTAGAATACATGAGCGAAGACATTCTTGCTGTTAAATCGATCAGCATTGCACCTGCAGGAAATAATACAAAAACTTGGTATTGCGATAACGCAATGGACAAATGGTTTATTACTGTAGGAGCGTCAGGGCATCCAGAATGGCGGCAAGGCGAGGTTACTTGGGAAGAAGATGAAGCGTTTGGCGGTTCCTGTGGTGCCTGTGCAATGTTTGGAGTAACCATCTTGAAAAATATGATTGAAGGTGAATTGAATGACTGATTTTATCTTACACTGCGGTGTTTCGGTAATTTTGATGCTGTTTATTGGATCGGCTTTGCGATTTGTCTGTGGCAAATTAAACTTAAAGCTGTTAGCCATTTTAGTGCTGACAATCGGAATCGGGAAAGAGGTTGTTGATTTCTTGGATTACGGGCTGTTTTCGCTCAGTGATTTGGAACATGATTTTGTCGGAATTGCCATCGGGTATATCCTGATTGTTGCGTTGTCAAAAAGGCATAAAGTTTGACAATTTTGCGGATTTGCTGTATAATAAAAGAAAAAGGAGGTAGTAAAATGAATCAATGTATTGAGAACTACAAAAACTCATCATTTGAAACTGGCAAACTGCTGCAAAGAGTAATTAAAGCAACTGATGAAAAAGACTTTGTTCAGTATGGCGTAAACAAATATGACGGCCTTGTAACCGTTGTGCTGTCAAAAGAAAGTTGTGCGCTTCAGTCATTTCCAGAGTTCGAAAGCGTGAAGCACGAAAGAGGATTCCACGAATACAAATTGAAGGTGATTAAAGATGGGAAAAATTAATAGTAGGGCCAAGGGAGCGCAGGCCGAGAGGGACATTGCAAACATCCTTAAAAGGCGAGGTTACAAAGCAAGGAGGGGACAGCAATATTCCGGGGCTAATGGTGACGCTGATGTAGTTGGCTTACCAGGCTTTCACATTGAGGTCAAACGTGTTGAAAAGCTGAATCTAGGAAAGGCAATGGATCAGGCTAAACGTGATGCGAGCAAAGATGAAGTGCCAATTGTCTTCCACAGGAAAAACAACGGAAAATGGCAGGCAACATTGATGCTAGATGATTTCCTTGACATTGTGGATGATAGCTATGAAATGGAATAAAAGGCAAACCAAGCAATACAAGAAAAACATGAAGCTGGATGTAATTATTCGCGATGACGGAAAGTGTCAAATCTGCGGAAGGCCATTTGAAAGTATTCACCATGTATTCGCTGGCAAGAATCGGAAGATATCAGATCAGCATACAGAGTTTATGACATGCCTGTGCTATAATTGCCATCAAGGTACAAATGGAGTACACGGCAAAAACGGGCATGACAATGACGCTGATTTGAAATGGAGAGCGCAACAACGGTATGAAGCAAACGGACATACAAGAGAAGAATTTATCCGCTTAATAGGGAGGTCTTATGAGCCATTTGAGGAGGAAGATTATGAATGAAGAAATTTTAGAAAAAATTGCAAGCATTATGATTAAAACGTGTAATAATTGCCCATCTGTAGTTGGATTGGAAGAATTACCAATTGAAGAATGCGATTGTACAAATGATAGGGTTTGTGAAAGATGTTGGTTGGAAGGATTTAAAAAAGCAATTAAGGAAGCGGAGGTCTTATGAACCTTAATCCAGAAGAAACAATTGAACATTTACAAGCATTAGGTCGAGAGTTGGCTGAAGCCAATGCAGAGTATGTAAGGCAACATACAGAGTTAGCAAAGTCTGAAGCCGAGTATAGAACGGCTAAAGCGAAAAAGATTTTGCTATTAAAGGCAGAAAAGTATCCGGCTACTTTGATTACCGACTTAGCAAAAGGTGATGAAACTGTAGCGTCATTAATGCTAAAAAGAGATTTGGCAAAAGGGCTTGTAGATGCTCAACGGTATAACATAAGGTCTATACAAGATAGGATTATGATTGGTCAAAGTGTTTTAAAATGGTTAGGCATTGAATATAATTCAAGTGGACAATAAGGAGGGAATCAATGAAATTTAAAGTAGGCGACAGAGTAAAAACACACAATTGCGAAAGCGGCGTAATTGTTGGAATTGATGAAGCTGGAAGTTATTTGGTTGAAATTGAAAACAAAACAAATGGACATAATGGCGAGGGGTTTGAACTAATTTCCGGAAACAGAGGCAAAGATGGTGCTTGTTGGTGGTATAGCGGTTCACGTTTGATTTTAAAACCTGATAACAAACCCGAAATTAATGAAGTCCTCTATGGCACAAAAACAACAATCATCAAATGGTTTGACGGAACACAAACACAAGCTATTTGTTCAAAGAATGATGAGTTTGATAAGCAAGTTGGATTTGCGATTGCATACACTAGAAAGATGAACGGAGGGAAACTGCATGAATAGGTGGATCGGAACTGGCCGATTAACTAAAGAACCGTATGTAAGCCAAGGGCAAACAATGGTTGCTAAATTTACTTTAGCGGTTGACGGATTCAAAAAAGACGACACTGATTTCATCAGGGTTGTGGCATTTGGAAAGACTGCGGAATTGTGCCAAGCTTATTTAGGCAAAGGCTCAAAGGTGTTGGTGGAAGGGCATATCAAGACAGGATCCTACGAAAAAAACGGTCAGAAGGTGTACACCACAGACGTTATTGCGGATCGTGTAGAGTTTTTGGAAAAGATGCAAAAGCAAGAGCAAAGCAATGATAGCTTTGACGATTTCCAAGAAGTAAATGATGACGTTTTTGGAGATTCGATTCCGTTTTGAAGGGGGTAAAACATGGCAATCCATTGTCCGTTATGTGCAAGAAGTAATACGGTAGGCAAAATAAGAACGGTCAAAGGAAGGAAGATAAAATTTGAAGATGCTGGCGTTTATTTCTGTTCTAATTGCATGAGGGAGTTTGAAATATACCCCGTGGAAACAGATGAAGAAATTGACGAGCCGTTTGAAACGGAAATAGCCGGACAAATTAAATGGGAGGAAGCATGAAAAAACATTCAGATGAAACGAGGGCAAAGGCTTTAGAGTTACGCAAGCTAGGCATGACTTATGGCGAGATTGAAGATGAAACGGGCATAAAGTATCGGACCATACAGTCATGGTGTCAAGCAGAAGGCTTAGACAAGATGGTCAAAAAAGCCAAAATTAACAAAAATGTGATCCTGAAGGAATTGGTTAAAGAGCGAGAAACTTCTTACTACATTGCTAAGTACGGTTTGAAAGTGGTAGACTTTTTAGAAGAGTTAAAAGCAGAATACAATATTTTGCAAGAAGGCACTTCAATTAAGCTATCTAAGAACACAAATGTAAACATGGATAATTTTCATAAGGCGAAATTTAGTGGCAAGAAGATTAAATTCGGTATTGTGTCTGACACTCATCTAGGTTCAAAGTTTTCACAAGTTGATTTCTTGCATGAGTTGTATGATTACTTCGAAGAAGAAAATGTTGATTGCGTTTATCATGCAGGTGATATTTCAGACGGCTATTATACAAACCGTTCAACACAGGTATATGAATTACTGCCGGAAGCGATTGGATTCGACCGTCAAGTAGATTACATTTCTGAAGTCTATCCAAGACGAGACTTTAAAACATACTTCATCACAGGGAATCACGATTTTACGCATCTAAGAAATGGCGGAGCAGACATTGGCAAGGCTATTGCTAACCGCAGAGACGACATGATTCATTTAGGCCTTAACAATGCGAAAGTGTTTTTGACTCCTAACTGCGTGATGGAGATTAATCATCCTGGTGATGGCTCATCATACGCTTTTAGTTATTCAGCGCAGAAGTATGCAGACTCTATGGAAGGTGGAAAGAAGCCGAATATCCTAATTAACGGCCATCATCATAAACTCTTCTACATGGAGTACCGAAATATTCACATTTTAGAAGCAGGAACAACAGAGATGCAAACTGATTTCATGAGGGGTAAAAGGATCGCTTCGCACGTTGGCGCATGGCTTGTTGAATTAGAAGTCGCAGACGATGGCACAATTCTTAAATTCAAGCCAGAAATGATTAAGTGCTATAAGACTAGAAAGGCGGAATAGAATGTTTAAGTTTAAAATAGGAGACAAAGTTATGGTTGTGGAGACAACCGCTTGCGACGAAAAGTTTGGTGTAGATATAGGGATGGTTGGTGTTGTGCGTGAAAATAGTCAATTTCCATTTGTTTCATTTCCGCATGGCGAGTATCCATGTTATCAAAATCATATTGAATTAGTAGAAGAAACAAAAACTGCAATTGCATCTGGCGTAAAAAGACAATGTTTAGACATTGCTGAATTGTTGGGGAAGAAAGACAAAGACTATGATTCGGCATTTAGCAAGTCCTACAAAGAGTTTGGAATGACAAGCGTATCCATTAGGTTGAATGACAAGGTTGAGAGATTGAAGAATCTTGTTAAAGGCAAAGAACCAAACTTTGAGAGCATCGACGATACATTGATGGACATTGCGGGATATGCGATTTTGGCATTGGTTGAAAGGCAGGAAGATTGAGAGAGTATAGGAAATACAAGAATGGTAAATTCCATAGGTCAAGTCTTAAAAAGCTAATAAAAGGCGATATTGTGACCGTATATGAAAATGGCAAGCTGCAAAAGACCAAAGAAGGTTATTCGCTGTTTATGGTTAATAAAAACGATGGAGAAAAATTTGAGTTGATTTATTTGGAAGGGGTGGAAGCATGATTAAAATTATAGGTATCGTGTTTTTTGCAATGTTATTCTTCAAAAGTTGTTTTACTAGCGTAATTTTTGCAAAAAAAGGTAAAACGGGCGAAGCGACTGGCGCAGATTTAATTGGATTTATCGGGGGTATTATTGCGCTTGTGATTTTGTTTAAATAAAGGAGGAAGAATGATAATACCAACTAAACATACCCATTTTTCAGAATCCTTGTTAGGTTTTGGCGCATATTTATTAGGGAAAATTGATTCCATAAAAACTATAGATTCTTTATGGAACGAATATCAAAATGATTTATCTAAGAATCAATTTTCTGCAAAACATAGTTTTGACAATTTGTTACTCACTCTTGTATTTCTTCACTCTATTGGAGTAGTTGAAGAAAAAGATGGGGGTGTTATAAGATGCAATTAAAAGATGAATTGCTAAGAGATTTCTTTACGGGTAATAAAGATGTTGCATTGACTATTGTTGATTTGGAAGAACAAATCGAGAAATTGGAAAGAAATCTTAGCAACTTTAAGGTTGCGGAAGACTACCGGGATGTGCAAAAAGAAGCAGATAGGATAGAGAATGAATTATTTGCGCTAAATAATAAAATAATTCTGATTCAAAACAATATTGAGTCTGTAAATAAGAGTTTGAATATGGAAACAAAGACTAATCAGGATGATATTGCAAAAGTATATGAAGAAGCGAACGTGCATTTTACTGAAAATCTAAAAAAGACTCTTAACGACTTAGAAAGATTCTATGAGAAGTTAGTTACAAACAGGAAGAAAAGACTTCTTGAACAAAAAAATAAATTTGAATCAGAGATTGCAGCTAAATCTGAGGTAGCAAATAGATTAAAAAGTGAACTTGATCGTTTAATGAAGTATCTTGGAGACCATCAAGCCATTGATGTATTTTTATCACTTAGTGATAAGAGTGCTCATTTGAAGACAAAACTAGAAAGCTTAAAGAAATATCAATCCCTTCAATCAGAGTATAAAGAAAAGCTACGTGATGCAGAGAAAATTCAACTTGAACAATCAGAAACAGCAGAGAATTTTCTTGCTGAAATTGAGGCTGAAATTAGGGAAAAGGCTTATGCTGAAGAAAAAGGAATGCCAGTGCTTACACAGGAAGAGTACCCGCTTAAAAAGAAATCAATTGTAATCTGTCTAATGGGCTATCAGGCATCAGGGAAAGATACGCTTGCTAAACTATGCGAAAGGTTTCTAGGAGCGCACAGGTGCATTAGCGACACCACAAGGCCACCAAGAAAAGGCGAAGATCAGAACGACTATTCATTCTTAGATGAAATGGACTTTGATTATTTCATGCGACACGGCCACTATTTAGAGACTAGTCAAACTGGCAAATATTGGTATGGATTACACGAAGATCAGATTGAAGAAGGCATAAATATCTTTGTATGCGATACCAAGGGATACGAAAGCCTGAAAGAGAATTACAATGGCATTGTTAAGTCTGTGTTCGTTGGCGCAGACAAGTTTGACAGGATGATGCGCAGAGTGGCAAGAGAACCAGGGATCACGGATACAGAGTTTGAAGCGAGGGAACTAGAGGATTATAAACGGTTTGCAGAGATGTTACCTGATTATTCGATTAGGAACGATAATCTGAAAAGCGCATATTTCCAATTGAGAGACTACATCAAGGAGGCAAACAATGGTTAGCAAATTACCAAAAGAAATAAAAAGAGAATTGCCTACAAAAGTTAGAATTGGCGGTAAGGATTATGAGATCATAAAGACTAATCTAGCTTTCACGGACAGCCTGCAGGGGCAAATCTCTTATGGCGAGTTGAAAATAAGGCTAGAAGAAAGCTTGCCAGAACAGAATGGAGAGGAAGTATTGTTGCACGAAATCATACACGGCGTTTTCAATCACATGCGCATTGAGCAAGACGAAGAACTTGTTGAAAAGCTAGGTAATGGATTGTATCAGGTTATTTCCGATAATCCTCATATATTTGGGGGTATAAAGTTGACATAGTTGTCAGATGTGGTATAATAAGAGAGTAAAGAGCAGTAACGTCTGCTTATAGATTGTTGTTTATTCGCAGGCTGGTTGGTAGACTACTACCACCATGGGTGGAAACACATTCTTCCTTCTTTCTTTCTTTTTTGGGAGACTCCTAACGGGGTCTTCTTTTTTTATGCTATAATTAATAGAGGGGTGATGACATGAAAAAGCTGAATGAAAGGCAGAAACGGTTTTGCCAAGAATATACAAAAGACTTAAACGGAAAGCAAGCTGCTATTCGTGCTGGTTATAGTGCAAAAACTGCCGAGGTTCAAGCTTCTAAACTGTTAAGAAACCCTAAGGTTAGCGAGTATTTGCAAAGCCTAATGGACAAAAGAGCAAAGAAGGTTGAATTAACAGCAGAGGACGTATTGAAAGATATTATGGATACAAGGGATACTTGCCGTGATTTAATGGTGAGATTTACAGATGATGGCGAAAGAGTAGACATGGCAGCCTTGAACGGAAGGAATAAAGCTAACGAGTTACTTGGAAAGCATTTACGCTTATTCACTGAAAAGATGGAAGTGGGTGGTAATATGGGCGTAACCATCGAGGATGATTTATAATGAGAATCAAGACAAGTGAAAAGGTATTGCCTTCATTTCATGATTTCTGGAAAGCTGAAAGGGAGCCGTATCTATACTTTGTGTTAAAAGGTGGCCGTGGTTCTTCTAAGTCGTCTCATATCAGCGAGAAGATAGTGTTTAACCGGATGAAATATGACAGCCATGCACTTGTGATGCGGAAGTATAGTAAGTACCTTGAGAAATCAGTATTTGAGCAATGTCTATGGGCTATAAATCATTTTGGAGTTGAGCAATACTGGAAGGTTAAGAAAAGCCCACTGGAATTGATATACAAGCCTAATGGAACAAAGATACTTTTCTTCGGTGCTGACGATCCGACAAAGATTAAATCAATAAAAACTGCCGACTATCCGATAACAGACTTGTGGATTGAAGAAGCTGCAGAGTTTAAGACGGAAGAAGATATCACGACGATTGTAAACTCTATTGTTCGTGCAGAATTGGATGACTTGTCCTATAAAGTCTTTCTGTCGTACAACCCACCGAAGCGTAGAACACACTGGCTGAACAAGAAGTATGAAAGCCAATTCATACAAAGAAACACTTACGTGCATTCGTCTACTTATTTAGACAATCCATTTATATCTAAGCAGATGCTAGAAGAAATTGAACACACCAAGGAGAACAATAGACAAAGGTATGAATGGGAATATCTAGGCAAGCCAATTGGATCTGGTATTGTGCCTTTCCAGAACCTGCAGTTTAGGCGAATATCACAAGAAGAGATTGACTCATTTGATAATATCCTGTGCGGTATTGACTGGGGCTATGCTGCTGACCCGTTCGCTTATGTTCGAATGCACTACGATAAGACAAGACGCATTTTATATTTCATAGATGAGATATTCGGTGTTAAAATGTCGAACCGTGAAGCAGCACAAAAGATTATCCGCAAGGGTTATGAGCATGACATGATAATTGCCGATTCTGCGGAACCCAAGTCTATTGCAGAGATGAAAACATATGGTGTAAGAATCAAGAAGGCTAGGAAAGGCCCAGGTTCCGTTGAGTTTGGTGAGAAATGGCTTGATGATTTAGAAGCGATAGTCATAGACCACAAGCGGACTCCTAACATTGCGAGAGAGTTTGAAGCGATTGACTATGACACAGACAGAGACGGAAACGTATTGTCAAGGTTAGCCGACAAGGACAACCATACAATAGATGCTACAAGGTACGCCACTGAGAAAGCCGATAGAACTGGCGTGACCACATTACGATAGGGGGTAAACATGGCGTACAATGAGATTCTAAAAGATTTAATTGAAACAGACATTAATTCATTGCAGACGATTCGTGCAAAAGCTGGCATTCGCTATTATGATGAGAAACACGACATTTTAAAGCGAGACTTTAGAGAGTATTTTGTTAAAGGGATCCGAAAAACCGACTACATGAAGTCAAATGAAAAAATGGTGAATCCTTTCCACACGATGCTAGTTGAACAAAAGCAATCATACATTACTGGAAAGCCCGTCACGATTTCATCAGAAGATGCCCAGCTTGAAGAAAAGGTGAACGAATTGTTGGGTAAGCCGTTCCAACGTGAAATTGCTGAGTTGGTAACAGACACAGCTAACCAAGGTTATTGCGGCCTAATGGCTTATATAGACGAAGATGGAGAGTTTGCCTATACACGAATTGACGGCACTGAACTTATTTTCGTTAAAGACCAACAGGAAAAAATGACCGTGCAAGCTATCAGATACTATCCAGTGGTTGTGGTTGAAGGTGGAAAAGAAAAGCATCGATATAGAGTTGAAGTGATTGACGACGAAAAGACCACTTACTACATGGAGACTGACAAAGGCTATGAATGGGTGATTCCTGGAAGTATTGAGGACGTGCCGCTAAATCCTCGGTATCACTGGTATGAATACGACACACGAAAAGACATTGGCGAACTAGAAGAAACCGGACTAGAGCCGCATTCGTGGGGCAAGGTTCCTGTTATCCAAGTTAAAAACAACGCCAAGATGAAAACCGACCTTCAGCCTATCAAGAACTACATTGATGCACTCGACTTGGTAACGTCTGGATTCATCAACGACTTGAAAGATGTTCAATTGGCTATTTGGGTATTAAAAGGCTATGATGGCGAAAGCCTGCAGGAATTCATGACTAATCTGATGCAGTTTAAGGCGATTAAATTAGATGAAGATGGTGCGGCGGAGCCTAAGACAATGGACATTCCAAAAGAAGCCAGATCAGCACTTATGGAATACTGTGTCAAACAAATCTACTCGATTGGTCAAGGTGTAAACGTGTCCGAACTAGCTAGTGGGAGCTTAACCAACGTTGCAATCAAGGCGCATTATGCAGGCTTAGACTTAAAAGCACGCAGAACGGTTACTTACCTAGACGCAGCCATTGAAGAATTTCTTTGGTTCGTCGTCGAGTTTATCAACGGCAGAGATAACACAACCTACAATCACAAAGACTTGAAGATCACTTTCGACTTCTCTATGCTGTTCAATGAGACAGAAATCATCGAGAATCTTCTGAAGTCACAAGGTACATTGTCGCAAGAGACATTGCTTGCAAAACATCCATATGTTAGTGATGTGCAATTAGAAATCAAGAAGCTAGAAGAAGAAAGACCTATCCAGATTGTAGGTGATTCTGATGACGATAGCGAGTAAATTAAACGAAGCGGACAAGCTAACAGACAAGGCCGAAGAAGCTATGCTTGCCGAATTGAATCGCATTTATACGAATGGATATAAGGAAACAAGAAAGCTAGTTGCCGACTTTATCGCTAAGTATGGAATTGACGGCGCAATGGACCCTGTGGAAGCGTTGAAGTTTAAACGGGCGCAGTCACTGGAAAGAGAAATGCTTTCTATTGTAGCGGAGTTGAACACGGGCGCAAAGAAAGCTATTGATAATCTAGCCATTGACACATGGATGATTAACTATTACCATGCGGGCTTTGCATTAGAAAGCGAATTACAGGTTAAGCTTGCATATACCTTGATTCCACGGGATGCGGTTAGAAAGGCGATTGCAAATCCGTTGGATAAACTAGCATTGGCTGATAATGCAGATTTGGTTAAACGCAGGTTAAGACGTGACATTGCTTCTTCGATTGCTCAAGGTGATTCAATTGAAAAGATGGCCGGTAAGGTTAGAAACTCACTAGAGAGAAACGCAAATGACGCTGTTAGAATCGCAAGGACTGAAACTACACGAGTCATGAATGAAGCTAGGCTTGAATCGTTTCAAAAAGCTGTTGACAAAGGTATTAAGATGCAGAAAGTTTGGGTAGCGACACTTGACGGGCGGACACGTGACAGACATCAGGATTTAGATGGTGAGAAGCGTGACATTGACAAGCCTTTTTCTAATGGCCTGATGGAGCCTGGCGATTATTCAGGGCCGCCAGAGGAAGTAATCAATTGCCGGTGCACGATGATAACTGAGCTAAAAGATTATCCTACCGAAGCTGCTTACAGGAGAGACAACGTAACAAAAGAAGTTATTCCGTACCAGAAATATGATGACTGGTTTGACAATCGTGTAAAGGAGAGAAATTGATGACAAATAAAGAATTATTTGAAAAAATGGATAAGCTCATGGTTAATTTAACAAAAAAAGAAGAAAACGCGCTTGATAAAGTGTTTTTTAAAGGCGCTGTGAAGCTGACTAACGTCAAAGAATTCAACTGATGCGAGACACCGTTTAAATTTGATATAATTAAACTACCGAGCAGGACGGTATATCCTGACAAATCCACTACTGGGACGAACCAGTATAAAAACGTATAGGAGGGTAACACATGGAATGGATTAAACAAATTCTTGAAGGTATCGCAAACGCAGATGACATTATCGCAAAAATTAATGCAGAACTGCCAAAGCATTTTATCCCGAAAGATAAGTACAACGCAAAAGCGGACGAGGTTAAATCGCTAGAAGGGCAGATTAAGGAACGTGATACCAAATTAGAAGAATTTAAAGCGCAGGTGAAAGATAGCGCTGAATTGACTGCACAAATCGATAAGCTGCAAGCTGAAAACGTGGCACAAAAACAACAATTTGAAAAACAGGTGCTTGACGGCAAAAAAGCCGGAATTTTAGAGAAGCAGTTGAGAAGCGCAGGCATCAAGGACAATTACATTGAATTGGCTAAGAATCAATTCAATCTTGACGAGTTTAACATGAATGAAGCGGGCGAACTTGTAGGGCTTACCGAGCAATTAGGCAAGTTTAAAGAAGGCTACGCTGACATGTTTGGAGAGGTCAAGAAAGTCGGACAAACGCCTGCACCGACTGGCAACAAAGTCCAAGATGCCATTACTCAAGAATTATTCGACCAGCACAGAAAAGACCCTAAGTGGATTAACGACAACTGGGAAAAAGTTTCTGTGGCAATGGAGAATGGCGAACTTAAATAGGAGGCTTATTAATGGCTATTGCTAATTTTATCCCTGAAGTTTGGGCGGCGAGAATCCTCTCGAACCTAAACAAAGCATTGGTATACGGCAACATTGTAAACACCGATTATGAAGGCGACATTTCACAATTTGGTGACCAAGTACACATTAACTCAATCGGTCGTGTAACAATCGGAAGTTACACAAAAGATACTGACATTTCAGATCCTGAAGCGTTGACTGATACGCAACAAACATTGACAATCAACCAAGCTAAATACTTCAACTTCCAGATTGACGACATTGACAAGGCGCAAACTCAACCTAAGTTGATGGACGAAGCAATGCGAGAAGCTGCTTATGGCTTGGCTAACGTTACAGACACTTATATTGCAGGTTTGTACACGGCTATTGGTGCAGGCAACTCAATTGGTGATGACACAACTCCAATCGTTCCTACAGCTTCAACGGCTTATGACAAACTGATTGACCTAGGTGTTATCCTTGACGAAAACGATACTCCTGAAACTGATCGTTTCGTGGTTGTACCGCCTTGGTACTATGGTCTGCTTTTGAAAGACGACCGCTTTGTTAAGTACAATCCAGGCGCTGACGAGGTTAAACGTACTGGCGAAGTTGGCGAAGTTGACGGAATGACAGTTTACAAGTCAAACAACGTTCCAAACACCGCGGGCGCGAAGTACAAAATCATTGCTGGTTACCGTGGGGCAATTGCATTTGCATCTCAAATCTCAGAGGTAGAAGCATACCGACCAGAGAAACGATTTGCGGACGCAATGAAAGGTTTGGAACTGTACGGTGCTAAGGTTACACGAGCATCAAACTTGGCTCTTTTGACTGCAAGCAAGTCATAGAATGAGAGGGGAGCAATCCCCTCTTTTTTAAAATAGGAGGGCATATGTGGATTTTAAACAAACAAACAGGATGCCGATTTGATATCAGCAATGAAGAATTAATTGATAGACTGCTTGCTGATGATAATTATGAAGAAATTGAACTAAAAGAAGTGTTGATTGCTGAAGCGAAAGCCAAGGGAATCAAAGTCGATAAACGAATGAGCGTTGAAACAATATTGAAGAAGCTAGGTGGTGAATAGTATGTCATTGCAAGATCTAATTTTAGAGGTTATGAAACAATTGAATGGCAACACCACCGGAAGCATGAACGCTAACATTAGCGATACGGTTGACTTGTTTGTCGATTCAGATTTAGAGGATTCCCTTTATGACCGTGTTGAAAGATTGCTTGACAAAGAGTTAGGCGATGTCGGTCTAACGTCCATGCGAGCAAAGCTTCATTATTGGTTGATTCAACGTGTAGAATATACTCAAGGCGATTCCCTTGATGATATGCTTTATAGATATCTTGTCAATCTTTACTACGTCAATCAAACCGCGCTTGCTCATTACGTCAACTTCACAGACACAGAGTGGGTTGACGTTATCAACGGATATGATGCCACCTTAGTTGAATCAAACGCTTTGTCTGTTACGACAGCATCAACGCTGACATTTGCAACAGAGTTGGAAAGCGCTGATACAATCACAAATTCAGGCACTGCAACTGTCACGCTTTCAACGACTGGAATCACGGTAACGGCAGACGGTACATTGTTCGAGCTCTACGTTAATGGCGAGTTATTTCCAATTGCAGAAGGTGTTGGCTCTGTCGCTTATGGCGAATCTAACTCAATCGCATTAACGGGCGTGACATGGACGACACAAGACGAATACCATTACAATTTGCTTAACGGATTTGACATGTATGCTGATACAAGTGGAAACATCTTGCGTGTGCCTATCGGCTCAACGGTTTCTCAAACTGGCTATGCGAAGGTAAAAACATTTGTGGCAGGTGCGAATTACATTCCAGCTGAAACTAAATTTAAACTACCTGCTGAAGCTGATTTGATTGCGGCTGATGATGGACAGTTTTTCACAGGCGGAGTACCAAACGCTTTGACCTATGAAGAAATCATCAACGCCACAGCCGAGCAAGAAATCCTTGGCACGGAATCAACGGTAGGTGCAGATGGACAAGGGCAAGCGTTGGTTGAGGGAAGAACGGTTGACGGTGTTTCTGTTGTTAATCCTGTTTTATCTTCATGCCCTCCGTTTGTAGCAGAAGCACCAATCTATGGCGTGCAATACGACACCACGGTTTCTGGTGATTCGGCAGTTGAAAGAACAGATGACGCAGTAGGGCTATCATCGGAAGATATGCTTTCGGTTTATCCTTGGTCTGATTTTTCGGAAGTAACGGATTCCTATGGAAACACATTTGTTAGGATTCCAAAGCACTACATGAAAATTTGGGATGACGGAGATGTGCGACATTTCCAAGTTTCCGAAAAACCATTTCCTGGCAGTTTCTTACCTTGGTGTTTTTGGGATTTCGATAATGAGCAAGAATTGGATTATGTTGACTACGGCAAATATACTGCGAGCGTTGACGGCTCAAATAGGTTAGAATCTAAGCCTGACAAATATCCTGCCATTAACTATACCATTGTACAAATTAGGACATTCGCAGAGAATAATGGCCCAGGATATCAACAAACAGACCCCCACACAGAAGGCATTCTGCAAGACTTATTCTTTATTCACCATAAAGTCAGAAATTGCCAATCGATTTATCAAGGATATGTCAGAGGACAATACAACGATGCACATGACGCGGTTGTTGCAGAAACGTCGACAAATAGAATTATAATCGCAAACACCTATGCAGATTTGTACCAAGTTGGTCAAGCGATTAGTGTTGGTACAGCTAGAGGTTCAGTGAGTGTTTTCTACGGTCGTACAATAACATCAATTGATGTTTATGATGCATCAAACAAAGCAATCACATTTGATGGTGGTCCTGTTGATATTGCAATCGGAAATAACGTCTGGAATAGTCCTTACAAATCAGGCTGGTCAACTACGTTGGAAAATGGCTATGCCGTTGCAAATGACGGAAAATCTCCTTGTGCATACATGGGAATTGAAAATCCGTGGGGCAATCAATGGAAATTTGTTGATGGTGTCAATATTAACGACAATCAAGCATGGATTGCTTTAGATGCTAGAGATTATGCAAGCAACGTTTTTGCAAGTCCATATAAAAAAATTGGATATTTAAACGCAACAGCAAATGGATACGCAGAAAAACTTGGTCTTGATAGCAAGAATCCTTGGATGATGTTTCCAACGAATGTTGGTAGTAGCAGTTTTTGGGGAGATTATTATTATCAAAATACCGGAGCCAGAGTTGCTCTGCTTGGCGGTTACCTGGCTGGTGGTTCGTCTGCGGGGTTGCGGTCTTGGTTTCTGGCTGATTCTTCTGCGTTTGCGTACTGGTCTCTCGGCGGGCGGCTTATTAAAAAGGCCCTTTAGAGAGGGTTTGGGGGATACCTCCCCCATATAAATAAATAGGGATTTAGAGTGCGCGCTTGCTCAGCTTGGCAGTAACCTGAATAATGGTTCGGATGCGGGGTTGCAGTATTGGAATCTGAATAATTCTTCTACGAATGCGAACTGGAATATCGGCGGGCAGACTCTTATTGACAGTTGCAAAAATAAATTTGCACTCTATCTTCCTTACCACTTGGTAAAAATAAGGTCATAAAAGGCACAGGCTAGTAGGTCATTCTCGAAAATCTGTGAGACTAATAAGAAGAGGACATAAATGAAAAGAATTGGTTATATATATGAAAAAGTGTATGACATTAAAAATATCAAATTGGCGATTAAAAAATCATCAAAAGGAAAGATGAAGTATGGCATAGTTAAAAAAATAAATAGTAATATTGATTATTATGCTTTTGAAATTCAGAACATGTTAATTTATAAAACATTTAAACCAACACCATATAAAAATAAGGAAATTATCGACGGTTCTTCTGGAAAGAAAAGGCTTGTTCAAAAACCATCTTTTTATCCAGACCAAATCATTCATTGGGCTTTAATGTTGCAATTGGAACCTATAATATCAAAAGGAATGCACAAATATTGTTGCGGAAGCGTACCGGGCAGAGGGACTTCTTACGGACAAAAACATGTTGAAAAGTGGTTGAGAAGCGATTGCAAAGGAACAAAGTATTGTTTTAAGATGGATATAAAGAAGTTTTATCCATCAATTGATAACAATATTTTAAAAACATCGTTTAGAAAAAAGATAAAAGATAACGATTGTTTGTGGCTGATTGATTCGATAATAGATTCCACGAAAGGATTGCCAATTGGGAATTATACAAGTCCTTGGTTTTCTAATTTTCTATTGCAACCGCTAGATCACTTTATTTCATCTATTGATTCTGTGTCTCATCATGTTCGATACGTAGACGATATTGTTGTTTTTAGCTCAAACAAACGCAAGTTAAGACGGGCAAGGATTTTGATTGATAAAGAATTAAAAAAATTAAATCTATCAATTAAAAACAACTGGCAAATATTTAAGACGTCAAGCAGACCAATAGATTTTCTTGGTGTCAAAATATATCCAACACATACAACTTTAAGAGCAAAAACGGCTATTAGAATAAAAAGACGGATTAGAAGAATTGCAAAAAGAGGATATATGTTTTTAAAGGATGCATACGCAATAATTTCATACTGGGGATGGATAAAAAGAACGAATAGTTATAAATTTTATATGAATAACGTGTATAGGTTTGTAAAAATAAAAGATGCGAAACAAATGGTTAGCAAACATGCAAGAGAGGTGACGGCGTGATAATTTATGAAAAGATTCCAGAGTTTGACCAAGGAACACAGTGCATTGTGCAATTACCGCCAGTTGAGAAAGATGGCGATATTTACTACGGCGTGGAAATTGTAGATTTGGAGGTGGGTGAAATTGACGATTATGTTGAGAGATTCTAACGGGTTTTACCAAATTGCACCATACTCGACCGCATCTTACAAAGCTTCAGACGGTGGAGATTTAACGCTTGCCGGGAATGCTGACAATTCAATTGTTGACTACGTTGACAAGTTTGGCAGAATCATTCAATTAATTGACCATGCTACTCATTTACCTTTAGTAACTCCAATCATTACTGATGCACAGGTTACAATTGTTGACGAAAACGGTATTCCACAAGATTATTGGCATCTGTACGATTGCGGTCAGATTACGACGGAAAGCGCAACATTGCCACCTATGATTCAGTATAGGAATTTGCAGGATGGCGAAAACATCTTTGCAAGGACGTATCCAATAAAATCAAACGTAATTATTTATTCCAAACCGATTAGTGGACTTGACCAAGACTATGCAAGATGGTTCACTGGCAGACCGCTTGCGGAAAACTTTAGATTGCTTGACTCTTTGGGCGATTATTTATTCGATTCAACTAACGACGCGCTTTATGCAGGAGGTGTTTAAAAAATGGCAGATGTACAATTGAGTTACACAGCAACACAGATTGATAATGTTTTAGACAGACACGTCGAAACAGGTTTTATTCACGCTTATATTGCATCGGCTCATACGCAAGAAATTGCAGGATCTGCCGAACGCATAGAAGCTGTGCTTGTTGACGACGAATGTTGCTTCACAATCACAACAGGTAGATTAACCTACACAGGAACACCAACAAGAACATTTATGGGGGTTGGCTCATTCTCAATCAAGACATCAACACTGGACACAACTGTGACGATTGTGCTTTACAAAAATGGAGTTGAAGTACCCGGAACTAGATTGGCTAGAAAACTTTCGACTTCTGGCGATGTTGGTGCGATTACCGGAAACGCAATTGTCGCAATGTCAACTAACGATTACTTTGAGGTTTGGGCATTTGCAGACAAAACAACTGATGTAACATTTGATAGCTTTCAGCTTTCATTTTTGGGGGTGTAGCGCATGATCGGTAAGATTTGTGCTTACCTGCACAACTATTTCACAAAAGATTTAGAAACTTTGGCGGTGGCTTTTAGCGGTAACACAATTACGGGAACGTTTCAGACAACTTATTTTGCAGGACAATACTTGCATGTAACAAACAGCTACCTGAATGATGGCGTGTATCTCATCACAGACGTCGCAAGCGACACGCTTACCGTTGATGGTATAATGGATACAGAAGATACGGACGAGATTGTCTGCATCGAATCAATGTCGCCACCTAAAGAGTTTTTAGAGTTGGTAACAGAGATTTCAGCCTTTACGGAAAAGGACGGGGTCCAGTCTGAATCAATTGACGATTACTCCGTATCATTCACAAAAGACGGCTCATGGCAATCTGTGTTTGACAAAAAACTAAGTCCTTATAAGCGATTGGGGTGGTAATATGGCAATCGAATGTTACTACAAGCCAGCAGAGATTTATTCATTTACCGACACCAAAGGATTGTTTGGAGAATTAACCAGATCGCTTGCAAAAGTTGATGATGTTCAAGCTTACATCAAACATGATTCAACGGCGGAGCGTGTTTTCAACGACAAGAACGAGTGGAAAGCCGTTTATAAAATGTACTGTCCTGTAACAGCAAACATTGACATTGATTCATACGTCAAGCAAGACGGTCGCACATTCCAAGTTATCTCAATCCCACAAAACACAGCAGACAGAAACCATCATTTGAAAATCATTCTAGGGTATAACGAAGATGATTAAATTTGAGGATAATTCAAAAGAAACCAAGAAGGCTGTTAATAAGGCGAGAGACAAAGGTTATTTATCGGTGGGCTTATTCCTCCAAGGCGTATCTACTTTGCTTGCTCCGGTCGATACAGGGCGTTTAATGGCATCTATAACATTTGCGACACCGGAAGAAACTGGCAAGGTAGGTGCTAAGGCTAAAGGCGATCAGCCAACTGGAAAAACGAAAGACACCTTGCAACTTGGAACGAATGTTGAATATGCGCCGGAAATGGAATTAGGCAAACACAGAAAGCCGTTCTTGAAACCTGCGATTGCGAACAACATCGGCAAGATTAAAGAAATTTTTGCGAAGGAGATGGCTAAAATTGACGACTGATTTTCTGGAAGTAATCTATGGGCTGTTATCTCCATTTGGCGATGTATCCTATCAAAAAGCATCGGATAAGCAGGAACCGCCTTACATTGTGTTCGAGTTGTCATCTTCAAGTGAGTCAGATAGAGACGATTTATCGCTTGATTACATTCTTGACATTCGGGCATATGACAAAGACGCTTCGGCTTTGGAAGATACGATCGACTCAATCAATGATGCAATTGACAGGATAATTCATATAGATACTAACGTTTATTTTCGCCCTATACGGCTCTCTAAGGTGCAGTTACCTTTTGAGAACCTAACATACGGCAAAGAGATTAGTTTTCTTGTAGAGACTCTATTAAGGGGGTAAAATATGGCAACACAATCAGTAGCAACTGTAACACCAGATAACGAAGTATTAGGACCAGGGGCTTTGTATTACAATCTTGGTGAAATCGGCGAAGTTCAACTAGGCGCATCTAAAGGCGGCGGCTCATTCACAAATGGCGTAGAATGGCGTGAGACTGAAGCAGACCAAGACAAAGGCCCAACTAAAGGCCATAGAAACAAAACACGAATTGCGCCAAGGCTTACTTTGAACATGCTCGAAATTGGCGACGTAACTAAGTTTCCTAAGTTTTTCCATGGCATCACAGTAACGGACGAAACCACTTATGATTCAATGACTGAAACCTACGCTGTGGCTGATTCTGATTATCTGACTAACATTGCTTGGGTAGGCGAAGGCAAAGACGGCAATGACATGATTATTATTTTAGAAAACGTCTTGTCTGATGGTGCGTTTGAAGCTGCGATTGCTAAGGATGAAGAGCTTGTGCCGACCGTTCAATTTACAGCGCATTGGGATCCTGCAGCAACTGACAAAAATAAAGCACCATACGAAATTCGTAAAATGAAATAGTGGGCTTTTGCCCCCTTAATTTTTAGGGAGGATTTATGATTCAGACAAAGAAAGCATTTCAAATGATGCCATTCATGGCTAGGATTCTTAAAAAGATTGACTTCAAGGAGTTTTTTAAAAGCGTCGATGCGGAACAAGGTGAAGAAGCTGCAGGAATGGACTTCATGATTTTCTTAATGGAGAATGCCGCTAAATGCACAAATGACATTATTGAGGTTGTTGCATTAATCGAAGATAAAACTTTTGAAGAAGTAGCCGGACAAGATATGTTTGACACATTTGAAACGCTTGGCGAAATCTTTAGAGATGAAAAGATGATGGCTTTTTTTCAATCAGCAATGAGATAGGTGTCGCCGAACTCATTAGCTTGTTACATCAATTCTATGGCGACTTTTATTTATACGACTTAGTAACAATTGTGCAATTATCTCAACATGCAAGAAAAGAGAAACAACGGCAGGAAATCTGGCAGAAGTGGCTTACCATTTACCCTTACATGACAAAAGATAATTTCAAGCCGTTTGAAGAATATTATGACGAACATTTTGTTAAAATGAAAACAACGGAACAAATCAATAAAGATGCTGAAAGAATAATCGCCAAATTCAAGGCAGGTGAAAAGAATGAAGCCAATATTTAAACTGTTTGGTGAAATAGCAATAGATTCAAGCAAATCAGATAAAGCGATAGATGGCGCAACCGGAAAAGCCAAAAAACTCATGGGCGGGCTTGGAAAAGTTGCAATTGCTGGCGGCGCCGCTTTTGCCGCAGTAGGCGCAGGCGCATTTGCCGCCGCTAACAAAGCCGCAGAAACGACTGACCGCATTGACAAGATGTCTCAAAAACTTGGCATTTCAAGAGAAGGATTTCAGGAATGGGATTTCATATTGTCTCAATCAGGAACAAGCATTGACTCGATGTCTGCCGGAATGAAAACCTTGACAAACTCCGTTGATGATTTGAGAAAAGGTACCGGCGCAGGTTCTGAAGCGTTTGAACGTTTAAGAATCTCAATGGAAGATTTAGAAGGTAAGTCGCAAGAAGAAGTTTTTGAAATGACAGTGACCGCATTGCAAGGTGTTACTGATGAAACGGAAAGGGCAGCTTTAGCAAATGACTTGTTAGGCCGAAGCGGTCAGGAGTTAGCACCTTTATTAAATGCTGGTGCAGATTCCATTGATGCAATGAAAGAACAAGCGCATGATTTAGGCCTTGTAATGGGCGATGAAGCAATTGACGCAGGTGTTCAATTTACCGATACAATGGACCAGTTAAAACGTACATTTGGAACAGTTGTAGCAGAAGTCGGAACCGCATTAATGCCAATTTTTCAAGAGATGGCAAACTGGGTTATTGAACATATGCCAGAGATTAAAGCGGCTTTCAAGGTGGCGTTTGATGTCATTTCAACAGTTGTCGGAGTTGTCGTCGATTTATTCACAGACCACGTTATCCCGATCCTCAAGCAATTTTGGGATTGGGTAGAGCCTTACCTTCCAAAAATCCAAGAGGCTTTTGAGGTGGCGTTTGGCGGAATCAAAACGGCGGTCGAAGCGGTTGTGAGTGCATTTAAATCCGTTATCAATTGGGCAGGCCGTGCGTGGGATAAGGTGAAGAGCGTCAAAAACTCTATTTCAAACGCAGGGTCAGCCATTGCAGGATTCTTCGGATTTGGTGGCGGTCAAGATGTTGACGGTATGAGAGCAAACGGTGGTCCTGTTCGTGCTGGTGGCTCTTATGTTGTTGGCGAGAGAGGGCCAGAGATTTTCACTCCATCGACTAGCGGCTCAATTATTCCAAATGGCGGCGGTGGAATCTCGATCCGGATAGATGCAGGAAATATTGTCGGCGCAAATGCTGGCGACGAATTAGGTGATATGCTTGTAGAAATCTTGCGAAGAAAAGGGGTTGTGACGGCATGAGAGTAATGACCATCGATTCCCAAACAGTCACATACCGTAAAGGCTGGCAGATTAACGAGCGAATCAACGCAAGAACATTAATGACATTTACACTTACAGACATCGGATTGCTGACTGAATTAAACGTTGGCGATCCTGTGTCTTTCACAGATGGTTCAGTGACTATATTCGCAGGACTTATTAAAGAGATCGAAGAATTTGAACCATTCTCAGGCACTGTATGGTATAACGTGATTGCTTCGGACAATTCGGCATTAGCGGACAAAAGGATTGTTGCTGATGTTGTTGAAAATCAAACTCCTGGTTATATCGTCACAAATGTTCTTTTGCCTATATTGGCTGAGGAAGGTGTAACGGCCGGAGATATTGAAGCTGGCGCAGAATTGAAAAAGGTTGTGTTTGATTATATCAAAGTTTCTACAGCACTCGATTTGCTAAAAGATATTAGCGGTTTAAATTGGAATATAGACGAGGATAAAAAGCTAAACTTCTTCCGTCAAGACCAATATTTATCAGCGATTGAAATAACCGATGACGGTTACGGTAAAGACATAAAAAGCTTTAAGCGTAAAAAAACTATGAATCAGTACAGGAATAAGCAATATGTTCGTGCTGGTAAAGGTCAAACAGCTTTACAAACTGCAGAAAAGCCGACACCGGAACCAGACGGAGTATCACGAAACTTTGTGCTTAGATTCCCAATTGCTGAAAAGCCATTGATTTATATTAATAGCGTCCAAGTTTCTCCAACGGATATCGGTATTAATGGCCTAGACGAAAACAAGAAGTTTTACTTTTCATTCAATAGCAATGTTATCTCACAAGACGAAGCTGAAACGGTGCTTGTTTCAACCGATGTTGTTGAAGTAACTTATAAAGGACTTTACCCAATTCTCGCTGTCGTTGATAAGCCTGAACAAATCGATGATAGAAAAGACAAAGAAACGGGAACATCTGGCATATATGAGGAGTTGATTCAAGAAACTTCTATCAACACATCAGACCAAGCAGTTGAATATGCTTCTGGTTTGATTTCTAAGTACGGTCAAATCCCTACGGTTATTACTTACACGCTTGAAAATGTAAAGGTTAAGGCTGGCACACAGCAGAGAATCCAACGTTTGCTGTATAATATAGATGATTACTATTTGATTGAATCTGTTTCTATTTCAGAAAGAGAAAATCAAGTCATGTATATGGTTAAAGCGTTAGATGGTTCTGCGCTTGGCGGATGGGAAGAATTTTTCAAAGACTTGTTAAAAGGTAGCCGACAATCAATCACTACTGAAAATGAAGTCTTGATTATTTTGAACCAACAAACGGAAACAAATAAGATAACTGGAAACATTCATATTGACTCTAGTCCTGCTTTGTATCCGTCAAACACTTTGTACCCATCAGACACGCTTTATCCAAATATCACAAGCACAAGCGAGGTGGTTGTCAATGACTAGCAACTATTTAGGATACTATCAAATTAAAGTCATTCGTGACGGCAAAGTTGTTTATGATGATGTTGTAAAAAACCGAATCATGGATACTGTGTTGACTCAATTAATCGCAAGCATGAAAGGTGTATCGCCTGATTTAGAGATTGAATATCTTGCACTAGGCGATAGCGACACACCAGTAACTGATAATGATACGCAACTAGGCAACGAGATATTCAGAACAGCTTACGCCACAAGAACAGACGGCGTAACAGGCGAACTCAAACATAACTTTGTTGTATTAGATAATGAAGCGGTTGGAACCATTAAAGAAATAGGAATCTTTGGAGGCTCAACGGCAACCGGCACAGCAAACAGCGGCACATTAATCAGCCGGATTCTTTGGAGTCGTGTTAAAACATCTTCAGAGGAAATCCAATTTATCCGAACAGATAAAATAGCGAGGGGGTAATTATATGCCTTATGTAGGCCCAACTTTTGTTAACGGCACATCGCCCGCAATAAATGCAACAAACCTAAACAATATTGCAAGGTCATTGGAAAAAGCTGTATTAACAGATGAAAGTAGAAATATTGGCGAAGGCACTATTTCGTTTGATGAAGTTATTGACGCTTCTTCATCTGGCACAGCAACAATTGATTTTTCCGCCGGGCAAAAGCATGTTATAACGCTCACGGAAGATACTACACTTTCGTTTATAGCGCCATCAGGCGAATGTCATTTGCAATTAAGAGTTGTTCAGAATGGTACGGGTGGTTGGGCTTTAACACTTCCGACTTATTACACGCCTGGTGCAGAGCCTTATGACGGCTCAACTGATGCGAACGCTGAGGATATTCTTTCTATTTATTACGACGGCTCACGATATATTGTCAGTCCGCTGTACGATATTGGGGTGGTGGTTTAATGTATTCAGGTGGATCTGGAACAATTGGTGACCCATATTTAATCTCCACTCCACAAGATTTGTATGACATTAGGTCGAATTTAAGCGCTTACTTTAAATTGACAAAAAACATAGATTTAGACGGTACAGTTTACGATCCATGGACTCCGATTGGTACAACAAGTTCACCATTCCAAGGACACATTGACGGCGACGGTAAAATAGTCAACGGCTTATATATTAATACGTTTGGCGATTGGCGGGGGTTCATAGGTTATGCAAGATATGGATTTTCGATATCAAAGCTAGGGTTTACCAACGCAGAATTATATGCACCAAGTACTGGGCAACGTGGATGGGGTGTAATTGTTGGTGGGGCGTTCAATTTTACAGAATCTCCGTTTTTTATAACGGAATGTTATGCAGAAGGAACAATAATATCTCAATTCCCGACAAACTCACGTGCTCTTTATGAAGTTGGTGGGTTGATTGGAAATGCTAGCGGGGATTCTACCGGAATAAGGTGTAAGATTGAAAACTGCTGGTCCGATGTTGAAATCGAAGCTACTCAATCATTGGGCGGAATAGTTGGATTTTTGTCGGATGAAGTTGATATTTCAAAATGCCATTGTGATGGGAATATAAGTGGTAATAATTCAGCTTGTGGAATTGCCGGAGGTTTGGGCGGTTCTTTAGGTTCTCAACCAACAATAACAAACTGTGCTGCTAACATGGATTCCTTAACAAGACTGAGCGGTACAGCAACTTCTTTTTTTCGCATAAATGAATCCGCTTCAAACCTTATAAATAATTATGCTAATTCAGCAATGACACTTCCTAGAACGCCTACAAGCGATGCAAATGGTATCGACGGACTAGACAAAACATTGACTGAATTGAAACAACAATCAACTTATCAAAGTGGATTGGCTTGGGATTTTTCAGACACATGGTATATAAGAGAAAATAAATCATTCCCTTTGCTACAGGCTTTCAGGGCGGCGGCGAACGGATTGTTTTTTGCAACTAATTTCTAGGAGACGATAACATGACATTTGAGAAAGGCATCGAATTATTAATCTTATTTATAACGCTCATAGGCGGTGTATACGGCGTTATACGCGTAACGGTAGTAAGAGACTTGGCGAGTTTTAAAGACGCTATTAACCAGCGATTTGACACGCTTGAGAACAATTATAACCAACGGATTTGCAATTTAGAAGATCAGGGGCGAATGCACACGGAAAAGATTTTTAGCCTTGGGGAGAAAGTTGCAAAAATGGAGGGCAGAAATGGAGAAATTAACTAAAATTACGAGGGGAAAAGGCCTTGGCAAGTACGAAAGTCTTATCGAGGTTTTTGATGGAAACTCAAGGGTGTGGGCAGGGCTTTGCAGTTCCCTGCCTGACTACCCGCAAGGATCAGGAAAAAGCAATGAATGCACACCAGAAGCGACAATTTTAAACGGAAAGTATAAACTTTTGACTAAGCACCAGAAAATAAATGGTGTTAATTGGCGAGTTTTGGAAGTTGTCAATCTTGATAAAAGCCAAAATGTTCCTGTTGTGCGGTCAACTGGTTACGACACAAGCGCAGGAATCAACATTCATTACCGTGACGCCGAAGATTATGACGGTTTTGCTTGGTCAACTGGTTGCATTACAATGCGCCGACAAACATTTGACGAGTTTAGAGAAGCGTTAGGAGTGCCAAAAGAAGGCTTTGAGGTTGGAAAAGACTTTGGTATCTTAGAAATTACTGGCTCTGTATTGGAGGAATTATATGCACCGTACAGAATTTATTAGAAAGCCATATATACGTGCCATTGTGACAGATAAAAACAACATTACATTCGGCTATGACGTGCGCCTGCGTGGCGGTGGGCCGGAAGTAGGCATCAACGGTACATTTTATTGGCATCACAACGGAAAGCGCTACACGAACGGCATATTGATTGATAACGGCAAGATAGTTGGAGAGTCATCTGCTCATAGTTGGAAAGGTCAGCCTGATTCAATTCTTGTGTTTGACGACTTATCTTCCCACAAAGGCTTATGGGCTTCTGACTATAATGTTAAAAACGCTATATCGGGCGCAGGGCTTTCACCTAATTTATATGATCCACGCTTAGAAGGCTATATAGGCTCATATGCGGACGTTTGGCGATTCACCTACCACAATGTCCTTGGATTTAAAAAGGACCGTGTGTGGCTCTTGTGCGTTAAAGGAGGGCGTGATAAGCTATTAGAGATCGGAAGAGAGTTTGACAACGCAATTCTACTAGATGGTGGACACGCAGGAAACTTAACCACTCCTACATGGGGTTACGGCAATAAATATTGGAAATCTCAAAATGCAATCTTAATCAAGGAGGTATAATATGGACTGGCAACTAATTTTGAAACGATTGAAGAACCCTGGAACAATTACGGCGGTAGCATCATCCGTGCTGCTTATCCTTACCACTTCAGGTGTTGGAGTTGACGATGAATCGGTAATGACAGTTGTTAAAGCTGTTTGTGCAATTGGTATCGCACTAGGCATCCTAAACAATCCAGACACACCAGGTATCAAATAGACCCTTCGGGGTCTTTTTTATTGCAAAAAATTAAATGTTACAAAAGTATTAACAAATAAAAAATCTATTGATTTTGCTTATATCGTGCGATATAATGTAATCAATAGATAAGGAAAATACAAAAAACAGGAGGAAGAAAATGAAAATTTATTACAAAGACGGAACCACTGGTGAGATTGACGGAATCAAAAGCAACTTCGGTGACGCATATGATGCCAAGCGAATCTTGAATTTAAACACAACTGTTGAAGCTGTTGAAATCAATGGAGTTATTTATAAGGAGGAGAAATAATGCTAGAGACTTTAAATTTTTACCTTAAAAAATCATTGGACACGGACGAGATTATTGAGAATCTCAAGGAATCTCAACCGGAAATGTTTGAAAGAGAAGTCGGACAAAATGAACTTTTTAACTTCATCCGCTTGTACCGAAAACTCAGAAGAAATGGTGCAATCTCTGAAAGCCTACGCTTTTATGAAATCCTTGAATCGGATGTATTTGACACAATCAACCAGATGGAGGTTGACCGTTATTCGCAGCATTCAATTGCTGAAGAATTGTTTAGCGAGTACAGCAAATTCGGCGACCAAGAATCATTCTTGAATTTCGTGCGAGTCTACAGTGAAGTTTTTGAAATGGGCATTCCAATTAAAAAGCGGCCAGTTGCAATCAAATTCAATGAGCGGTTTGAAAAACTCGGGATCACATTGCCCCAATATGCGGAGCAGCTACAAGTCAGATACGTTCAACTGTATAAATATTTGAACGGATACAACAGAATCCCTAAATGGATTGTTGCTAAACTCAACGAGGATTTTGGCGAAGGAACAGTCGTAATCATTTGACAAATTGTCTGAATATTGATAGAATAAAGGTGGAGGTGGTAACGTGTTGGAACAGAGATATGCAAGAAAACTTTTTATAAAGCGGTTAATTGACGAAGGCTATATCCAAACGTCCTATGGCTGGCTAATTAAGCATGCGTCAACCGTAGCTGACTGGATAGATGATTGCCTTTGGTTTGAACTAGCCGATGGGATTGAGTATGTTAAAAATGGTACGATTTATTTGAATTTTTCTGAATTTGGCATCAATGTAACAGTCCAGGAAGAAATTGGCGAATCTGAACTCGTTAAGCTGATTCCGTGGGAAGAACTGAACTTTTACGATGTGAAAGAATTAAGGAGGACTTTGCTATGAAAGTGTTTAGCGGCAGGAAATGGGTTGAACGAATGAGCAGGAATGCACCGTGGCCAATTATTGAAAAATGTGTCAATGAAGGATGGGTCGGCAGGTGTGACGGAATGACCGAAAAAGAACTTAAAAAAGACGGACGCTCTGTAATTCCGCAACTGATGATCGAGGAACAATTGTACATCCCTTTGAAGAAATGAAAACTCTGAATGATTTAATCAAACACTATGAAAGGTCGGTTAATTACTGGACAAAGGAAATTGACGAAGCTGTTGGACAGATGTGTGCCGATGATTGCCCAAAAGAACACGCTGACAATATTAAAAGCCACATCAAAGATTGGGGCGAAAAACTAGAGATTGCTGAAAGAACATTGGAAGAATTAAAGAAAGCGAGGGAGTATGAATCTATACGAAAAAATCGTAGCGATAATGGCTGATGTTAAAAGCCTAAAAAAAGACGGCAATGTAGCGTTTAAACAGACTAAATACAACTATTTGTCCGAAGCTAAAACGACTGCAACGCTCCGTGAACAGTTTGTAAAGCATGGCATTGTTATTTATCCGTTAAAAGCCGAAGAGACCAAGAACGGCAATGTAACGCACGGTCATTACACATTTAGGCTTGTCAATGCAGATAAGCCAGAAGAGTTTATTGACATCCAGTCAACAGGACAAGGCCAAGATTCAAGCGATAAGGGTTCTGGTAAGGCACAGTCTTATGCTTTCAAATATGCTTTATGGCGAGCGTTTGCGATTCCATCAAATGACGATCCTGATCAAATCTCAAGCGCCGAGCATGAAGCCGAGGAAGCCAAGAAACGCGAATTTGAAAATACTAAGATTGACAATACAAGATTCCAAGCATTAGAACTCATGCTAGACGAGACTGAATCAGACAAAATTAAATTCTGTGCATTCTTCAAAGTATCGTCAATTAATGAATTGACTAACAAACAATGGGTTGAAGCAATGGACATGCTTACCAAGAAGAAAAAATAAGGGGGTTACCACAACCCCTTTTTCTGTGGCTATATTCTTTTCTTTACTTTGGTTTTGTGGTATAATAGAGTAGGAGGTAATAAATATGAGTAAAAAGAAAACGGTAAAAGAAATTGCAGCGATGTTTAATGTTACGACGGCTGGTGTTCGGTACTGGCTTTCTAAGGGATTGCCGTATGAAACAGAAAAGGTAATTGGCATCAAGCCACGAAAGGTGATTGACCCTGATGACGTGGTAGAGTTTTTGAATTTAACTAAGAGGTGATTGTATGAGTTATTTGTCTTTATCAAAAGAAAGGAATGGTAATGGATTTTCGTATATACCCATTTGGGAATGCGAAGAATGCGGAGAAGAATTACACGACTCTTTCCCTAGGGTTGTCATTGATGGCGAACACGACTATTGTTATGATTGCGCATTTAAACTTGGATTGGTTGATTCTGAAGAATATTGCAAAAACGTTATACACGATGCTTCTTGTGTGGCTGGTGTAAATTTCGAAACTGGAGAAATAGAGGTTGTTAGCGGAACCCTTTACAAGAATGGTAAAAGAAAATCGCGCAGAAAGTTTTCTTGGGAAAAAACGAATCACGATTATAGAGTTTCTCCAAAATACAAAGAATGGAGAACATCTGTATTTGAGAGAGATAATTACACTTGCCAAGAATGTGGTCATCGTGGTGGAAACTTAGAAGCGCATCACATAAAAACTTTCGCAAAGCACAAAGAATTAAGATTTGAACTTGATAATGGTGTGACACTTTGCAAAGAATGTCATAGAAGAAAACACAGAAAGGTGAGATAATGGTAAAGTGGATTAAATTAAGCACGCAAATGTTTGATGACGAAAAAATAAAAATCATCGAGTCGATGCCTGATGGTGATTCTATTCTAATCATTTGGATTCGCTTGATGACACTTGCTGGAAAGGTAAATGATGAAGGGTTTGTTTACTTGAATGAGCATGTTCCTTATACGCCAGAAATGCTTTCTGTGGTATTCGGTCGAAAAATATCGACAGTGAAACTCGCTTTAACCACGTTTGAAAACCTTGGCATGGTAGAAATTGTAGACAATAAGATTCTTATATCAAATTGGACGAAACACCAAAGTGTTGAAGGATTGGCAGATATTAAGCGAAAAGAACAAGCTAGATTGCGACAAGCTAAACATAGGTTGAAGCAAAAACAACTTGTCACGCATGATGTCACGTTACAGTCACGTGACGAGTCACGCAAAGTAACGTCCCTAGAATTAGAAAGAGAATTAGAATTAGAAGGAGAATTAGAAAGAGATAAAAAACCTTCTAAGCCACCAAAGAAAAAATATGCTGATTTTGTAACCATGACGGAAGAAGAATACGAGAAACTTCTTGCTGATTATGGAGAAGCGCAAGCAAAGGATATGATTGAGCGCTTGAATGAGTATAAGGGTAGCAAGGGGAAGAAATACAAAAGTGATTATCTTACCTGTAAAAGCTGGTTTAGAAAAGATGGTATCAAACCGAACGAGAAGAAAAAAGATTGGACATATCAAGGTGATATTGATTTGGGTGACACTGATATTAATGATGTGCCATGGTAAAGGAGTGATTGAATGGGAATCTTTGAAAGACTTGCCATTAAGCAGCGAGAATTTGAATCTAAAGGAATAGACGTTCCTGAATTAAATGATTGGCGGTCTGTATCTAAAGAACAACATGAAGAATACGCCGGAAAGAAATTAGCCGAGATTGCCGCAAGAGAATTAGCAAAGATTCCGGTTAAACGAATCAATCAATATATTGCTAAGACTCCGAAGCAAATTAAAGCTAAAGAAATGGCGATTAATTACGCTAAGAAGCCAGAGGGTTCTATTGCTTTTCTAGGTAGACCAGGCACGGGCAAAAGTCACTTGGCTTATTCGATTGCGAGAAAGCTAGTTGAATTGGATCATGCTGGAGTGAAAATCGCTCAATATAACGAAATGATTCAGGCTTTTAAAATGGCAAAGTTCGACGAGATTGGCTTTAATCGTGTGCTAAGTCAATATGTTTCGCCAAGATATTTGTTACTGGACGACTTCTTGAAAGGCTCTGTAAGGAAGTATAATCATGTCACAAA